CAACCTCCACTGCTTATGAACTTGGCGGAACTCATTTAATTGGTGTATTAATACCAAGTGCTTTTACTGGCGTTAAATTGTTTGTCGAAGGTTCGCTTGATGGCACTAATTTTTATCAATTATACGGCTCAAGCTCTGGAACTGCAAAAGAAATCAAAGTAGCACCTAACAAATTTATTGAAATTGAAAGTAATTATGATAACCCTTTTAATTTTATTCGTTTAGTTTCAAGTTCTGCCGAAGCAGGTGAAAGAAAAATAAAAATTATATGCAATCCATAGTATTATTAACAGATGCCACAACCGAAGTTTTGACACTTGCCGAGATAAAAACATTTTTGCGAATTGACGGCACTGATTTTGATAATATTTTGACACCATTTATCAAAGTATCTAGACAAATTGGCGAGAATATAACTGGCAGAGAGTTTGTCGAAAAAGAATTTAAGTTATATCTTGATACATTCCCACAATGTAACGGAATAGAAGTGAAAAAAAGCAAACTAAAATCAATCACATCAATACAATATTACGATATAGATAACACACTACAAACATTAAACTCTAATGATTATTATTTTACTGACGACCAGTATTACTCATATATTTATATAAAAAAAGATAAACAATTCCCAAATACTTACGAACGAAAGCAAGCAGTTATAATTACATTTAAAGCCGATTACCCTAACAGACCAGAAGCTATCAAGCAAGCTTGTTTAAGTGTTTGTGCTTATCTTTACGAAAACTCAGGCGATTGTGTAATTGAAAACAACTCTCTTTTTAAGTCTTTATTTTACCCTTACATTATACCACAAAAATTCTTTTTATGAAATGCCAATCAATAAAGAAAAATGTAAAAAAGATTTGCACTAGTGATTTTGATAAAAGAATTAAAATTCTAACTACTGCAATTATTGCAAACAATGCCCCTAACAGTTCGGCAACAGTTGGCTTTACAACAATAGCAACAGTTTGGGCGATGGTAAAAACAAACACAGCAAAAGAGTTTATAGATGGAGTTAATATTGAAAAAGGGATTAACACTGATTTTTATGTTCGCTACAACTCATCAATACCATTAGATAAACAATTATGGATTGAGTATCAAAATATTTATTATAAAATTGTAAATACCGATAATATTGATATTGACGATAAAATTATTAGATTGAGAAGTATTGAAAAAGGCGATAAAACAATCAATGCTAATAAAAGATGATAAAAGTAAAAGAAGGTTCACAAAATCAAAAAACATTAAAATTTCTTTACGAAATGCCAGTCGAATTAACAAAAGCAATTCGCCAAGGTTTCTATATATCAGGTAAAGAATTGGTTGCAGATCTAAATAAAGATATGAAAGCCCCTAAAAGTGGTAAAGGCTACAAGGTATATAAAGGAATTGGTGGCAGTAAATTAAAAAAACCTAAACTACACACAGCCTCGGCACCAAACGAAACACCAGCTGTAATAACTGGTAAATTTAGAAAGTCGGTTGATTTTGCAGTAAGGGGCAATAGAGAATTAGAGTTTGGGGCAAACGAAAACGCACCAGAGTATGCAAAATTTTTAGAAGAGGGAACATCAAAAATAGAAGCAAGAGAGCCATTTAAGAGAACTGTTATGAAAAATAAAGATAAGATTAAAAGAAATATTGATATTAAATTAAAACAAGTTCTAGGGGGCAAAAAATGAAAGGAGTTCAGGTAGTTAATAGACTAAAAGATATTTTGCCAAAATATACAAATGATTTTTCAAGTATTATTAATGCCTCATCATTGACAAGGGCAGGTTCGACAATAACTTGTACGACAGCAACAAATCACAATTTATTAACTGGTGATTATGTAACTATTAAAGGTGCAAAAGAACCTATTGCATTAAGCACTATAACTTTTTCCAATGGTATCGCCACAGCAACAGCATTGACAGATCATAAATTAAGCGATCCGTCTTTATTCGCTCCACAAATATTGCCAATTAACATTGAAATCTCAGGAGCGGTTGGATTTAATGGAACTTGGGAGCTTGTAAGTGTGCCAAGTAAATTAATTTTTACATTTAAAGTAAGTGGCAACCCTGCCAATGTCAATGGTGGTTATCTATTGCTTGACGATTACGACGGATATAATGGCTATAAACAAATAACTAAAATAACAGATACTTCGTTTAGCTATACAACAACTGGTGCAATGCAATCACCAGCACAAGGCACAATAAAAGTAAGCACAGCAACTAGAATAGCACATTCTGCAACACCTCAAAGAATACAAGAGTTTTATACAGCAGGACTTGGCGGAGTTTTACAAACTTGGCTTTATGTTGTTATGGCACAAAATCAAGCTTATAGAAATGATACAGTTGTCGGTGACTCATCGACTGCCAAAAGAACAAATGAAGACTACTGGAACTCAACACAACAAAGTTTTAGCATTTATATAGTTATACCAGCAACAACATCAATTCTTGGTGGCGATATTGCCGATAATGCCAAAGGTTATTTAAAACCAATATTAAAAGCACTAGCTAATTATATTTTTGAAAGTGATTTAACTGATGAAGAGATGCAACCTTGCCAGTATGTAGGCGATGAAGCTGATGATTATATAACTGCTACTTATACACATAGATTTGATTTTGTAGTGCAAGGCTTTATTCAAGTTGGCGATACAACCGATTATGATTTAGGTGTGCCATTACAAAGGGTCGAAGGTGTATTTATAGAGCAAGGTTTAGATTATGATTTAAATACTAGATAAAATCATAGTTTATTGCCTTGCAAAAAATTAACAAAAATAAACAATATAACTATATTAAAAATTATTTTGTTATGCAAATAAAATTAAACCAAAATTTAAAAACTCCACAGGGTCAATTACTAAAAGATGCCATCATTGAAATTAACGACGAGGATGGAGTGCCAACAGATTTATTTTGGCGAAATAGATTAAAAGATTCTGCTATTGATAACTGCATTGAGGTTATCAATCAAGTTATATCAACTCAAAAAAAAGGTAAATAATGGGACAATCATTTCCAAGAGGAACATCTAATATCAGATCAGCATTAACCGCAAAAGATGCAGGCGACCGCTCAATTCTTTTAGTTGGTTGTATGATAAGTGGCACTGCTTCTAGCGGTGAGCTTAAAGAAGGTATTTTAAGTAAAAAAGAATTCAACGATTTATTCGGTGCAAAATCACAAATTGCAAAAGCTGGTAGATCTTTAATTGATACTTTATCGGTTTCTAAAATTAAGCCAAAAGTTTCTGCAATTGGTTTAACCGATAATGCCTCTGGTGTTGCCGCAACTGGTTCAATTGCTTTTTCAGGCACTGCTACCGCAGTAGGCACATTAACTATTTACATTGATTCAAAAATTAATGGTAAATACGAAATTGCTGTTGCTATCGGCGATACTGCAACCGTAATTGGTGGTAAATTAGAGACTGCAATTACTGCTAATACTTATTCGCCTGTAACCGCTGTAAATACTACTGGTTCAGTTGCATTAACTGCTGTAAATGATGGCACACAAGGTAACACAATCTCTCTTGCTATTGACGGCTCTGTTGCTGGGATAACTGCAACAATAACTGCAATGTCAAGTGGTGCAACAAACCCTGTTTTAACTTCATTATTTGATCCAATTGTAGATAAAAGATTTACAACTATTATTTATCCTGCCGAGTGGGGCACTTCTACATTATCAACATTTACCGAAGCAAGATTTAATGTAGATAATAAAATTCTTGATGGACTTGGTGTATTTTGTAAGTTAGATACTTATGCTAATCTAAACACTTTTGCAGATGGATTAAACCAAAAAACACTTTGTGCTATTGCTAATAAACTAATCTCTGCAACAAAATTAAAAGGTGGAGCTATTATTGAAAACCCACTTGTAATTGCATCAATCTTTGCTGGTATTAGAGAATTAAGATTGTCAGTTGGTGCGAATGTTTCAAGTTTCGCAACTAATGGTGAAACAGTCGGTGGTAATTATTATGGTGGTGTTCCTTATGCTGGCACCCCAGTTTATGATTTACCTATTATTGAAAGTGGCAATGATTTTAGCGATGTTGAAGCTGATGAGCTTGCAAATAGTGGTTTAACTCTATTAAGAAATAACCCTTCTAATACAAGTATCATTATTAACGAAGCAATGACTACTTATAAAACTGATGCACAAGGTCAAGTCGATAAAACTTTTAAATATGTCAACTATTTTGATACATTGACTATTATTAGAGAATATGTATTTAACAATTTAAAAGCTGATTTAATTGGTAGACGATTAACAACTGGCGAATTAATAGCTGGGCGGGCTATGATAAATAAAGAAGGTTTTATTAACCTTATGAAAAAATATTATGGTGCATTATCGGGCTATAAAACTAATAATAATAATTATGTATTGTTAAGAGCTGGTGATAGCGAATTAAAAGCTTTTGTTGATGCCCTAGATCAATCAGTAGTTATAACCTTAATTGATGGCAAGATAACAGCAGAATCAATTGCTAATATCATAACCCAAGTAAGAGAATTTATAGTTAATTTTACTCCAACTTTTGAATAAATAAATTTATGGCAATATTAAAACAAGGCGATTTAGTTATTAACGGACAGCCAATAGCTTACGAAGGTAAAGTTAAAATCGAAGCTGGCTCTATTACAAGAAATGTTTTTAGCCAAGTTAATGGCTCAAAATTAATTACTAGCGATGTTTCAACTAATATTAGCATTATTAGTGTCCCAGTAAGAGCAACCCCTGAAAATATCGAGTTATTTACAAGTTTTTATAATAATGGCGATAACAATACAATTTCGTTTAGAAATCAAAATTTTTCAGGCTGTGTAATGGAAAAATTACCGCAAATTGAAGATCTAGAAGTTGTTGAGTATATGTTTAAAGGCGATCCTGCAATTTAGTTATGAAAGATAAAATTATTTTTGATTTACAAAACTCTATCAAAGTTCAATTTAAAGATGGTGACAAGAATTCTTTTATTGATTTAGATAAAATCTATTTATCGGCACCATCTTATAAAGATAAAGATAAAACCTTGTTGCTAAAAAAGAAGTTTATAGAAGCTATTTTTGGCATGACACAATCTTTATCAAAACAACAAGCAAGCGAACAAATCGAAAATGAAAATGGTTTGGATGCCAAGGCTATCAAGGCTATTTTATATGCAAGCCCTAACTTTGACATTGTTAGCTATTTTAAATTGTTTGCAAACTTACTATTGAATGTTGCTTTTAAAGATGAAGACATAAAACAACCTTTTACTACTCTTGATATTGAAAAAATTAGCGATGAAGATTTTGAGGAGCTATTGGCTAAATATTTAGAGGTTTTTTTTATTGTTTCGTGGATGAAGACCTTAAAATAGGGGGCTTTACCCACAACAAGGTTTCGATTGAATCAATAATTTGTAATCTTGGATATTTTTATAAAGGCTCGGCTAGTTTTGAATGGCTCGAATTACAGCCGATAACAAAAATATTACGACTTCAAAAAGAAGCAGAAAAAATTAACAAACAACTAGAAAAAAATGTTTAAAGTTTCATACATATACGATTTAGTTGATAACATAACCCCTCAATTAAAAAAAATACAATCCAGTTTAGAAGCCACTAAAACCAAGGTTCACTCCATCGCAGGGCAGATGTCTACTTCATTTAGTAATTTAACCGATACTATAAAAAGAACCAGTCAATCATTTAATAATGCTGGCATGACACTTGCTCCATTATCGGTTGCGATGGGATTAGTAGCTACAAAAGCCTTTAAAAGTGCCGCAGAATTCGAGATGTTAAGAATAAGAATGAATGTATTAACTGGCAGTGTAGAAAAAGGAGGTTTAGCTTTTCAAGAGGTTACTAAATATGCCGCTAAAACACCATTCCAGATTGCCGATATTAGCAAATCTTTAAATATGCTAATGTCTACTGGCGGAATGCAGTTTGAAGATGCAATGAAGACTATTAAAGTTCTAGGCGATATCGCTTCAATATCGGGCGGTGAGATGAGCGGAATGGCACTAGCATTTTCACAAACCTCGGCAACAACAAGATTACTAGGGCAGGATTTTAATCAATTTGTTAATAATAGTGTGCCTTTAATGAAAATATTAACAGACTATACAGGCAAGACAACGGCACAAATAATGGCAATGAAAGAAAAAGGCGAGTTAAGTTTTGATATAGTTGCAAAAGCAATGGAAAAAGCCACACAAAAAGGCGGATTGTTTGAGAATGGAGCCGAAAAAATGTCTCAAACTTTAAGTGGGCTTGCAAGCACTTTAATTGATTCTGTTAATATTGCATTTGGCGAACTTGGAACAGAGATGGCAAAGGCGATTAATCTATCAAGCAATATAACAAAAATTACCGATGTTATTGCAACACTTACAGATAAATTTAAAGCTTTATCACCTGAAACACAAAAATTTATTACTTATGCAATTTTAATAGGTGCTGCATTATCGCCAGTAGTGTTAATTTTAGGTTATTTTGCTGGTGTTTTAGGATTAGCCACCGCAGGTTTTGTATTGTTTGGCAAAGCAATGGCAATGGTTTTTGCAATGAACCCTTGGATACTTGGCTTGCAACTTGCTATTGGTGTGATGTATTTGTTTAGAGAAGAATTAATGATTATTTATGATTTTTTAACAGATAAATTGGTAAGTGCTTTTGATTATGTTGCCGAAAAACTAAAAATGGTAATGGGATTGATTAATCAATTTAGAGCCGATACTTCTATTGTTTTAGATTTTATTGGGCTTGATAAATTGTCGGAAATGGTTGCTCCAAAAATGAACCAGCCAGCACAAATTAATAAACCACAACAATTAACAGCAGGCGGTCAATTAGATGTTAATATTAAAGGCTTGCCACAAGGTTCTAGTGCAGGTTTTACTCCTCGCCCTAACAACTTCTTACCAGTTGGTGTCAATTCAGTTTTTGCGGGGTTCTAATGACGATATTTAACACAGCAAGATTACCAGACGGACAATTTAGAGATGCTTTTTTCTTTTATCAAGAATCAAGTGGTAGCGGTGGTAGAAAAACACAAACCCACGAATACCCAAACAAAACCGAAAGATATGTTGAGGATCTAGGTGGTCTTGAAAAAAAATTTACATTAAATGTTTATACCGACGATAATGTAAGTTATAGCGATAGAGACGGTTTAATTAAAGCATTAGATGAAGCAGGAGTTGGCACATTGGTTCACCCTTCTTTTGGCGATTTAGAAGTTGTCGTTGTTGGCTATACATTCGCCGAGAGTATTAAAGAATTAGGTATAACTAAATTTACAATAAATTTTGAAGTAGCTTCTCAAAATATTTTGCCTACCAAAATAACTGCTACCAAAGGTTTTTTAGCACAATTAAAATCAGACATTCTTGGCGATAATGAAAAAGCTTTTGATAATGGCTGGAAGTCGGTAAAAAATGCCAAGGCAAAATTTGATTCAGGAGTTAAAACATTAAAAAGAACTGCGAACAAAATAAATAATATTGCTAAACAAATTCAAGGCGCTGGCGATAGCTTCGCCGATTTAACGACATCATTAAACCAAATTGTCAATAGTGCTAATAAACTAGTGCAGGCTCCGTCAGTTTTAGCTTCAAACTTGCGAACTTCTTTTGATAATCTAGGGGTTGCCTTTAAAAACTCAAAAGATTTATTCAATACAACTAAAAAACTATTCGGCTTTAATGAAAGCGATCAAGCTATTGTAGGTAACTCACAAATTCAAAAAGATATTAAAACAAATCAAGATCAATTAAATAATTTTGTTAATGTTGCTGTGCTGGCCACTGCCTACGATGCCTCGGTTAACATAGAATATAATAATTTGCAAGAATTAAACCAAGTAATTGCCGATTTAGAAAATGGTTTTAATCAATTACCAGATACTATTGATAAAAATTTACGAGATGCTTTACTGCAAATGAAAATTGAAGCTACTAATATATTTTCACAATTAGCAATTAGCTTGCCGAATGTTGCTAGTTATAATGTTATTAATCCGATTAGTTTAAACAATTTTATTTTTAAATTATATGGTTCGCTAGAATTAAAAGAAACAATAAGATTGTTAAATAATTTTGGCGATACTTCGCAAATACAAGGCAACATAAAGATTTTAACAAATGTTTAACAACAATATTTATCTTGAAGTTGACGGAGTTAGATATGAAGGTTTTACAGATATTGCCGTCAATTCGGCAATAGAAAACTTCTCATCTTCTTTTTCATTTACAACAACGGTAAAAGAAAACAAACAAGGCAAGATTATTAACGATATTAAGCTAGGTCAAAAAGCAAAGGTTTTTATTGATAAAACATTGCTAATAACTGGCTTTATTGAAGAGCTAGACAAAGAAGTTTCGCCAAGCTCACATTCTAAAACGGCATCAGGGCGAGATGTTGGCGGTGATATAATTGACTCAGACATTATACAAAAATCTTATAATCAAAAAAATTTTGAAAGACTTATTAATCTTGTTTTAAAAGATAACGGCTTCTCAATAGAAGTAATTAATAAAGTTGGTATCTTAAATTTAGAAGCAAACGAAACGATAAAGACGGAGCAGGGGCAGTCTATTTTTGATTTTTTAGATAAGTATGCCAAAAAATTACAAGTGTTGCTTAAAATAGATAAAAACGGCAATCTTAACATTATTCGAGAAGATAATGATGTTGTTAAAAATATGCTAATAAATAATTATACAGCCGATACAAACATTTTATCATCAAGATTAAGATTATCTACAATAGATAGGTTTAATGTTGTTGAGGTATATTCGCAAGGCAATAATAAAACTCACAGCAAGATAGGTATTTCACAAAAAGGCAAGGCGGTTGACCCACAAATTAGAACAACAAGAAGAAAAATACTTACAATGAATACTGCAAGTGAAAGCAAATCATTAAAAGCCCTAGCCGAGTGGAATATACAAGTTAGAAAGGCAAAGGGCTCAAGATACACTTGCACTACACTTGGTTTTTATTCTAGCAATAATACATTGTGGCAACCAAATACTCTTGTTGATATAATTGATTATGATATGGAAGTGCAAGGAACTTTTTTAATACAAGGTGTTACTTTTAACCAAAACTTGCAAGGTTCTTTTACTAATCTTGATATTGTAGAGCAAGGTTCGTTTAGTGTAGGCAAAATAAATAATCTAGGCAATAATTTTGCCGATGATTTAATTATTTATTAAGCAATTAATCCGTGATTTTTTAAAGCTGCAATGATACTTGCAATTGCAGTTCTTGATTCTGCATCTACTATTGTTCCGCCAGCAGGGTTGCTAATTGTTGCTTGTTGACTGCCAACAACTTTAATATTATTTACTTTGTAAGATAAAGCATTGAAAGATTTGTTGCAGTCAGTATCGCCTACAATAGTGTTTTTGGTATTACCTGCTTTAAAGCCGTTGTTAGAAACTCTGTTTTTTAATTCGCTATCACCATCTTCGAGAATTGATTGTGTAGCTACTTCGTAAGGTATGCCGAATAGATTTGTTTTACTACCATTGCAACCAAACAATAAAACAAGTGCCGTATCTGTCGGCTTAACTTTTGATTGTGAGCCGTAAGGATATAGCAATAATACATCGTCGTAGACTTCGTTATACATTGAAACAACCGTAGCATAAGTGCCATCAGTTTTTGTGATATAGCCTTTTATAATCATAGTTTTTTCTAATGCTATTTTAATAGAATATTTTATCTTATAATTATAAATTTTTTAAAATAAAATGGCAATAGATTTTAAACTCACACAAAAAAAAGATTATTGGGATCTAGACATTGAAAACGGCGATATTGCCAAAACCGACAGTCTAGACACTGCCCTTTATATGTCGGTTTTTTGTGAAAAAAGAAGCGATAAAGTAAGCGAGCCAACATTAAGAAGAGGGCACTTTACAAATGCTTTTAATCGTGTTGCTGGCTACGAAGTAGGCTCTTTACTATGGCTATATACAACACAAGCCAAACAAACTCAATCTAATCTAACAATGATTGAAACATCAGTAAAAGACGGCTTAAAATGGATGATTGACGATAGCATAATTAGTAAAACAAATGTTAAAGCTACTAAACAAGATACAAAAGTTAGTATTGAAGTAGATTTAATAAATAAATTGCAAGTCAACAGTAAATATTATAATCTTTTTTTAAATTTATAAATGGCAATTGAGTTCTCAACAATATCACAAATTCAAGAAAGACTTGCAAATGCCTTAATTCTTGCCGTAAATGCAGGACAGCTCGATACATCAAAGCAAATAGATCCTAATATTAGAAATTCTTTTGCTCTTGGTTTGGTTAAGTCAATGTCGGCTGGTTTTGATGAGAATAACGATAATGTAAAAGAAGTTTTAAAACAAATGTTCCCGCACACTGCAACTGGCGAGTATTTAGAATTATGGGCTTCTTGGTATGGCATTACTAGAAAGGATCCAGTGAAAGCCGAAGGTTATGCTGTTTTTACTGGGACTGCTTCAACAACAATTCCTAATGCAACTGCAATTCAAAAAGCCGATGGCACACAATATGAAACACAAGCGAGTGCAACAATATCAGCTCAAACAATAGGTATAACAACATTAACTAGAAGTGGAAGCACTGCAACGGCAACAACCACCGCTAATCATAATTTAGCAACAGGAGTATCTGTTACCATCGCAGGAGCTTCTCAAACCGAATACAATATCACTGCAACAATTAATGTTGTTTCAAACACTCAATTTACCTACACAATAAGCGGAACACCTGCAAGCCCTGCCACTGGCACGATAACTGCAAGCTTTACTTCTGCATTTGTTTTTATAAAAGCCCTTGAATATGGGGTAAATGGCAATTCTGCTGGCGGTTCGCAATTATCTTTAATAAGCCCAATAGTCGATGTCAATGATAGTTGTTATTTAAGTTATGATGGCTTGACACTTGGTTTAGATGCCGAAACTGACGACCAGTTAAGAACTCGCTTAAATGAAAGATGTTCTAATTTTACTGCACCTTTTACAGCTTCTGGGCTACCTGTTTTTATCAAAGAAAGAATTGCTGGAATTACTAGGGTGTGGGTTCAAACCGCAGAACCACTTCCCGGCTATGTAACCATCTATTTTACTCGTGATAATGATACAAACATAATTCCAACAGCCTCACAAGTAAATGCTGTTAAAAATGCAATTATTGATTTTGACACTGGAATTAAACCTGCACCTACACCAAATGATTATGTTATAGTATCTGCACCAACTCCTGTGCCAATTGCAATAACATTCGCAACATTAAGCCCCAACACTGTGGCTATGAAAACTGCAATCACAACAACTCTTACCGATTATTTTAAAAGCCCCTCAATCAATGTCGGCGGTGATATTACATTAAACGAAATTAATGCTTTAATTTATGGTGTTATTGATGAAGACGGCAACTCGCCAACTTTTACATTATCAACACCATCAAGCACAACAGTAGTTAGCGATTCGCAATTAGCAATCCTAGGAACTATAACTTATCCATAATGTTAAAAGAAAGAACACAAACACAACAAGCCGATATTTTAGCACAATATTTAAGAGACGATAACCTACACGAAGCTAAAAATAGGGACGACTCAACATTAAGAAAAATATTGCTAGGCTTGGCTAGTGAGTGGTTAAATTTTAGAGATAAAATTAATGAGGTTTCAAGCGAGTATAATCCGCAAAAAACAACAGCATTAATTCAAGAGTGGGAAGAATTTGTTGGTATTCCTGACGATTGCATCCCAGTAGCTTCTACAATAGAACAAAGAAGATTAAATGTTTTATTAAAACTCGCTGGTATCAATGCAACAACCGAAAAACAATTTAAAAATGTTGCATCTATTCTTGGTTATAATATTGAAGTATCTAATGGAGTATCAACATCAACATTCCCATTAACTTTGCCTTTTTTGTTAATTAGCGAAGCCTCTGCACCATTCACAATTGTTATTACATTGTCAAGCTCTATACAGCCGAATGGTTTTGCTTTAACATTTCCCTTTACTTTAACATCTCAACAACCAGCAATTTTAGATTGCTTGTTTAACAAGCTTAAACCTGCAAATACTCAATTATTTTTTAGGTATTCTAATGCTTTATAATTTTAATTTAAAACACTATGTCTGATTTTAATACATCAAAAATTGACGGCAACACAGTAGGGGCTGGCGAATGGAACCAACTTGCCGATGTTGATAATTTAGTTATTAACTCTGGTCAAACTCCGTCTACTTCCAATTTAGATCAACTCGCAATTGCTTCTGCAAGATATTCAAGTGGAGGTCAATTCTTTACCGATTCAGGGACTGCTAATGCTTATGTATTAAGCCCAGTTTCGCCTTTTAAGTCTCCTGTTTCAAGTGGAGCTGGCGAAGGTTATTTTAACGGAATGATTATTCGCTTTCGTGCTGGCAATGCCAATAGCGGAGCTTCAACAATTAATGTCAATAGTGCTGGTGTCAAAAATCTTAAAAAAGCCGATGGAACCGATGTTGCAACTGGCGATATTTTAACTACTAGGGACGTTTCTTTTAGATATGATGGTACTAACTTTATTAAAGTAGAAAATGTTAATCCTGCCACAAACACAATTCAAGGTATATCTTATTTACCACAAAGAATAACTATCGCCAACAACTCAACTGATGCAAATAACGATATAGATTTTTCTAGCGGTAATTTTGTTTTTAGTGATTTTTCTGGACAAGCTTATGTGCCTGCAATGACAAAAAGATTAGATGCTAACTGGACTGCTGGCAATAATAATGGCGGTTTAGATACTGGCACAAAAGCAAATAATACTTGGTATTATTGCTATACTATATACAACCCTACAACACAAGCAAGCGACTTTTTATTTTCTGCAAGTGCTACATCACCTACTTTACCGAGTGGCTTTACAAAGCTTAAGTATATTGGATCAGTTTTAACAAATAGCAGTGGTAATATTACTGCTTTTAAACAAGTTGGTAATTATTTTTATTTTAATAATATTTTTGATGCTTCGCCATCAAGTCCTACCAGCGGTGTTTATTCTACTTATACACTAAGTGTGCCACGAGTAAATGGTATTATTGCTATGGTAAATAGTGTTATTGATTACACTGGAACTGTAGTAGTTACAATTGGGGTAAATTATAGAATAACTGGTTCGAGTATTGTTTTTGAAAGTTTTTATAAGCCAACTAGTGGCTATGATGGTTTATCAGCAGAAGCATTTGTGCCAACAAATAATAGTGCTCAGATTGATGTTGCTTTTACTTATACAGCACCTGCAACAAATTTTAAAATTAAAACTAAAGGCTATATTGATAATAACTTATAATAACTATGAAAATTTATTTAAAATCCCCTGACAATTCTAGAATTATTGAATTTCAAAACGAAAACGAAGTAGGTGCTGGCTTTATTGATTGGCAACCTGCAACCGAGCAACAAATAACCGCTTATCTTTTAGATAAAACTAAAACATCTAAACTTGCCGAAATAAAATCAAAAAGAGATGAGGCTTTAAATAAAAACATTACTTTTGATAGTAAAGTTTATAAAGGCACAGAAAATGCTAGAACTTTATTTTTTGCAAGATTTAATTTAAATAAGTTTCCGTTAGAATGGCGACTTGCTGATGATATAACTTGGGTTAGTTTAGATACTACAAAAGCAACTGGTTTAGCAACTGCTTTTTTAAATGATAGCTCTTCTATATATCAAAAAGAGACTACTTTTTTAATAGTTTTAAACCAAGCTACAACTATTGACGGTATTAACAATATAATTATAGATTTTTAATGCTATCAACAACATTAACAAATAACAGAGTTATTAATGGAGCGGTGGTAAGATATAAAACCGAAGGTAATGTTTTAACTTTACAGATAGAAGGCAATCATTTTATTGCTCTTAATACTTATTGTAAAATAAATATTACTGGACTTATTGTTGTTAATGATATAAATAATAATGATATTTTTAATGGCACTAAAATTTTTGAAGCTGTTAGTAATACTATTCTTGAAACAACTATTACTTTGTCAGTAGTTTATGATAATGTAAATTTACAAGTTGTTAGTGGAACTCCTGTTATTATTACTGCTAATGAAAGCTGGACTGTTAATGTAAGTAATATTAAAAAATATAATTTTAAATTGATAAATTCTGCAATTGAAAATTTTAATGGAGCATTAATAGAGGTTTTTGCTACAAAAAGTAATGGACTTATTGGCGATAGTGATTATTATAACAACGGAACTAATGGTATTAGAAGCCTGCACGAAACTTATTTAAACTTTATTAATTATCAAACAGCTACTTTTAAGATATACAACAGCCCAAATTCTTTAACAAATATACCGATAATTATTGAAGCACTATGAAAACAAGCGGTTATTACGAACAAGAATATGCAAGCAAACGAGAAGTTATTGATATTGCAACCGAAATTGCAACCGAAATTGTAAATAATGCTGACGAAATTGAAGGTAAAGTTTTAACTTTTGCTAATTTACCACTTGTTGGTTCACAAACAGATAAAATATGGTTGGTCGAACAATCAAGTGGAGTATGGCTTGTAAATTATAAACAGGCTGGTCTTTATAAAAGCGACGGAACTACTTGGAACTTACTTGATAGCACAAGTGATATTATTAATACTTTAAATAATAAAGCCGATAAATTAACAACAATTACAACTGGTAATGGTTTAGCTGGTGGTGGCGATTTATCTGCAAACCGCACAATATCGCATAGTGATACATCAACACAAGCTAATGTTGTTAATAGTGGTGGCAATGTTTTACAATCTGCAAACCTTGACGATTTTGGGCATATTACAAGTTTTACAAGCACTGATTTAGATGCTAGATATGTTTTATTAAGTGGTGCTTATGCTAACCCTATTTGGATTACAAGTTTAGATGCTAATAAATTAACTGGCACTATACCTAGTAATGTTTTAGGTGCATCAACTGTTTATATTGGCACAACTGCTATTGCATTAAATAGAGCAAGTGGCAATCAAGCATTGACTGGACTTGCTAGTGTTCAGTTTGCTGGTGCAACTAGTGGCACGGCTACAATGCAAGCCCCTGCTGTTGCTGGAACTACAACTTTTACTTTACCTACAACAAGTGGCAATTTAATTGGAAGTGGAGATGTAGGTAATGTTAGTAATGCAATGTTAGCTGGCTTTATTGCCGATAGTAAATTAAATACAATAACAACTGCTAATAAAGTTTCAAACTCTGCAACAACTGCGACAAATTTAAATACAGCCAATGCAATAGTAAGTAGAGATGCAAGCGGTAATTTTAGCGCTGGAACTATTACAGGTGCATTAAGCGGTAATTCTACAACCTCTACAACATTACAAACCGCAAGAACTATTAATGGAGTTTCATTCAATGGAAGTGCAAATATTACAATTACAGCTAATACACCAAATGCTTTAACAATAGCATCGCCATTAACTGGCAGTTCTTTTAACGGTGGCTCTGCTGTATCTATTGGTTTATCTGATAGTGGTGTTGTTGCTGGAACATATCAAAGTGCAACCACAATAAACCCATTAACTATTGATGCAAAAGGTAGAATTACAAACACTGGAACAGCCGTTACAATAGAACCTTTATTTAGTAGTATTGCAAGCAAACCAACTACAATTGCTGGTTACGGCATAACTGATGGAGTTACATTAACTAATACACAAACATTAACAAATAAAACTTTTACTGACGATACAACATTTTTTCAAAATAATTTAGATAATACTAAAAAAGCACAATTTGATTTATCAAGTATCGCAACCACAACAACTAGAACTTATACTTTGCCAAATGATAATGGTAAAATTGTTATTACAAATTCAGGTAATACTCAAGATATTATTCCAAAATTTAATAACGACGATAAATTAGTTGCAAGCAATATAACTGATGATGGTTTTGTCGCAAGAATCGGCCCTTTTGCTGCATTTAATTTTACTGGAACAACAGTAATATCTTATGTATCTTCTTTTGCTATTACAATTCTTCCTACAATAGGTTTAAATACAGGAAATTTTGCAGAAGGAGATTTTTATGGTGCAATTAATCAACCAAGTTTGTTTAGTAACGATGCAACCTCTCAAAGTGTAATTGTAGTAAATCCTAAAATACCATATTGTGTTAATGGTACTAATAATTACATAGGCTCAAAAACTGGTGCTAATATAACTTTTGCTAGCGACACAACTGCTACTAATAATTGGGATATTGGTGTTGGTGCAAATGCTGTCGGTGTTGATACATTTTCTATTGGTAGAGACGGAACTTCATTATTTACAATGAGTAATGCAGGTGCAATAACTACAAATATTAATACAACCGCTCAAATTACAACTACACGAGCTAATAATACTGGTACTGGTTTAGGTCAAATTTATTTAAATGGTGCATCTGGAAATAGAATAGATTTTAATGCCATTGGAACTGCTGCACCTACTTTTACTACTCGTTCAGTTGGAACAAAAATAGTATTGCAACCTCAATTAAGCGGAACTGCAATGGATTATGCAATTGGAGTTGAAGGTTCAGCCATGTGGTTGTCTGTACGAGGTATTACAAATTTTTTTAGATTTTATGCAGGAATTACAGCAATTTCAAGAATAGGTAACGATGGCATACAAACACGCGGTCAATTATACCAAGGTAATGCCGCATTTACTGTATTAAACACAACCGCAACATTAACAATAGCACAAATTTTAACACTTGTAATTGAAAGCACACCCACTGCTAATATTACATTTACTTTACCAACTGGCACAAATACAGATGCTGGTGTAATGTCAAGTTTAGAAACTTTCGCAAGTTTTACTTGGTCTATTGTTAATATAGCAACTGGCTTCACAATAACTATGGCTGGCAATACTGGCAATACTTATATTGGTAATACTACCATTGCAGCTAATACTTCGGCAACTTTTAGAACACAAAAAACCGCCGCTAATACTTTTAAAACTGTGAGGATCTAATGAAAGCATTTTATAAAGAAGACATAATAATTGATTACAAACCACTTGATTTTGAAAGTGAAGAACCGTTT